TCATAATCCGCGTGTCGGGGGTTCAAGTCCCTCTCCCGCTACCATCGGCCCCCCCGACCGTTTCGTCGGGAAGTGGGCGCCTCCGATGAGTGCCGACAATTCCCCAAGCACGTCGATTTGCGGAGCCTCGCCCGCCGGCGCCGGCTGGACCGTCACCGTCCTAATCAGGTCGCGCAGGGCCGCCTTGGCCTCGCCGCCATGCTCCTCACCCTCTGCGATCGCCACCTCAAGCCGCTCGATCGAGGCGAGGTAATGTCTCACAGTCGCGGGGTGCAGTGTCACGATCTGCGGCGGCTGCTCGGCTGTGGCGAGCTCGGCGCGCAGCCGGTCGCGTTCGGCTTTAAGCGGCGGCAACTCGCGCTCAAGAGCGTCTTCCTCGATCAGCCCCTTCACATAAGCCCGATACACCCGCTCGTGCTCGCGCTCGGCGGCTGCAAGCCGTCTCTCGATCTGCCCTCGGTTTGCGACCGTGCTGGCGGCCAGGCGTTGCCGCTCCTCGTTGTAGACACGGACATAGAGGGCAATGGCGTCGCGATCGGCCATGCGCTCGCGCAAGCCTCCCACGACGGCCTGCTCGACCTGGTCGAGATAGTAGCTGCGCCGGTTGCTGCAGCTGCCCGATTCGGCCGCCGTAGTGCAGCGAATCCTGACCCGGCCGTGGTCGCGATCCTTGACTGACATCCCGCCGCCGCAACCGCCGCAGCGCAGCAGCCCGGATAGCAAGTGCCGGGGCTTCGCCCGGTCGCGCGGGCCGTTGAGCGCCCGACCATCGCGCCGGGCCTTCACCGCATCGAAGGTCTCCGCGTCGACGATCGCGAGATGCGGCGCCGCCTTCTCCTGGTGCTCGCTCGCCTCGTTGACGCGGGAGATGCGCCGGCCGGTCGCCGGGTCCTTCACCATCCGGACCCGATTCCAGACCATGCGGCCTGCATAGAGCGGATTGAGCAGGATACCGTGGCCGCGATTGCGATTGCCATTGATGGTGACAGCAGCCCAGAACCGGCCGCGAGGCGGCGGCACGGCCTCGTCATTGAGCTTGCCGGCTATCTCGCGTGGGCTGCTGCCGGCGAGATATTCAGCGAAGATCCGGCGCACGGTCTCGGCCTCTTCCGGCACAATCTCCAGCTTCCCCGGCTGCCCGGCGACAGCGCGATAGCCATAGGCACGCCCGCCTGCACTACGGCCGTCCCTGACCACGCCAGCGAGGCCGCGCCGCACTTTCTGCGCCAGTCCCTTCAGGAAGAGCGCGGACATCGTGCCTTTGAGGCCGATATGCATTTCGCTGATCTCGCCATCCGCGACGGTGACGAGCTTCACGCCCGCGAACTGCGCGGTTTCATAGAGCCGGGCGATATCGGCGAGGTTGCGCGAAAGCCGGTCGAGATCCTCGGTCAGGATGGCGTCATACTGGCCGGCAAGCGCGAGGCCGATCAGGCGCTGATAATCCGGCCGGCCGTGGATCGAGGCGCCGGAGGCGGCGCGATCGGCGAAGACGTCGGTGACGGTGAGGCCGAGGCGGTCAGCATGCGAGCGGCACAGTGCGACCTGGTCCTCGACCGAGCGGTCACTCTGCAGGTCGGTTGAGAATCGAGCGTAGATCGCCGCGCGCATGCGTCAGTGCCTTCAATGGTGCGGCCTGCCCGGTCGCGGCGGCATGATCACGGCGCGCCGCCTCGCGCGCAAGCGCCTCGATCAACCGGACGAGTCCGGGATCGAGCGTGCTTCCGGTGCTGGCGGCGGCGCGGGCCATTAGTCGACGGCCTCGCAAACGGGGCGGTTCGCCAATTCGAGCAGCACGTCGGCATGGCATGGCGAGCCGGGTCTGCACCAACAGGCTAGGTTTTTGCCCCGCAATCCCTCAACCGCTTCGCGCGTCGAGCGCCATTGATGCAGTGCCCTCTCGTAGCGCTCCCGGAAAGCGTCGACCGCAAGCTGCGGCGTAATCTCCGGAAGCCGAAGGCCGTCCTCTTCCACGGCCGGTGCGACCTTGTACGGATTTCCCCATTTCGTCGGACGCGCGACGTTGACGGCCGGCAGGCCATTTGTTTCGTGCGACAACGCCTGCAGTTTGAAGCCGACTCGCCGGGAAAGCTGAAGGCGGACGGGCGTCGTCATGCTCTGCCCTTCGGCATGGCGTTGTGCTCGCCCCCGTCGAGGAAGCGTCCGGCAGTTGCCTTCATGCCTCGTCCCATGATGTGGAAGCGCTCGCCGTGGAAGCCGCGCCCGCCGGCAGCATTTAGCCAGGCGATGTTCGGCCGGTCGTCTGAGTAGCGGCGGCTGTAATCGAGCCGCCAATCGGGATCGTCCTTGTCGCGATCGACCAGGGGAAACCAATTGCCCCACTGCTTGAAGAAGAATGCTGTCCCGGCGGCGGCGCATTGATCGCGGATCTGGCGCGGCCAGTCGGGATGCATCGGACGGGCGCCCGGCCCGCTCTCGCCGCCCACGATGATCCAGTCGAGCTTGGCGCCGCCCAACTCGGTGTCTTCCTCGGCCGGGCAGTCGCATTCAAGAGCGTTAACCTGCCATGTTCCGACCTCCTGCGGGATGGTGATGTCGCGAAAGTCGATCGGCCCGAGCAGCGGCTCGGCGCTGACGAAGCGGACGGCAGCCGGTGTCGCGAGCAGCTCGGGGATGCGCTCGTCGGCGCGCTTCTGATCCTCGGTGCTAACGCCGAGCCAGACGTTCGGGAGGGGCCATTGCCATTGCATGGCCTTGCAGTTGCCCTCCTCGGTCCAGAGGTGATCCTTGGTCGTGTCGACCAGGCCGAACTGCTCCAGATACCTTTCGCAGGCTTCCTCCACCCTGACGCGCCGCCCCGTGGGGCCGCCGGCGGGAATGCTGAGGGTCTCGCCGTGGCCAAGGCTGACAGTTCGCGCGGGCGTGCCCTGCCACTGCTCCAGCATGTATTCGCGCATCCGCGCGCCCCGCTTAGTCAGCACTTGGTAGGTATGGTGCGGCGTCAGCGCCATGACGGCGAAAACGCGGTCGATCCAATCCTCGGGCGTGTCCTCGTGGAAGAGGTCGCCCATGCTGTTGACGAAGTAAGTCGTCGGCCTCTTACGGCGCAGCGGCTCGGTGAGAATGTGATCGGGCGCCAGCGTCAGCTGACCGGTCCAGATGGCCTTGCCATTGACCCGGCGCGTCATTCCCTGAGCCGCCGCCCCCGCCCATTTCCGGCCGCGATAGACGTGCTTGAAGCGATCGGCCATGCCCATGGCGTAGCAATTCGTGCAGCCCGGCGAGACGATCGAGCAGCCGACGATGGGATTCCAAGTCCGCTCGGTCCATTCGATTGAGGTCTCAGCCATTGCCCGGCACCTTTCCGGTCTCGATCATCACAGGAGGGTGCTGCGTGCCGAGCACGCGCAGGATGACAGGCGCGCCCTGGACGATCGCGGCGATCTCGTCCGGTGTCGGGAACCATGCAGTTTCCATGGCCGGTGTGTTCGGCCCGCCGACCGTGCAGTTGATGGCGACGTCGCGCAGCGGCAGGCCCAGATAGCCCTGGCTCTTGCCGAGGATGCGGGTGTGGCCTTCGATCATGCCGATCTGCATGCTGTCGCCTCCACATGGAAATCCGGCCCTTTGACGTGGCCAATGATGAGAGGAGGCAGCTCGGCGCCGCGGCGCAGCGCAAGCCAGTTCGGCCCCTGATCGCGCTCGAAACCGAGGCCGTGCCAGAGGCCTTCCTTGGTGCTCCAGCGGAGCAACCACATGGCGCCGGTCGCGTCATAGCCAAGGAACTGGCCGGGGCTCTTCGCCTCCGGCAGGCCGGGCGTCATCTCGATGCGGATCGGCGAGGTCATGCCGGCTCTCCCTTGATGGGATCGCGGCGATAGCGCTCACGCAAGGTGATCTTGATCCGGCCGAAACGCTCTTCCCATTCGCGCTTGTGAAGCTCGTCTTCGAGCTCAAGCGTCTCACGACGGGTCACCTCAAGAGCGGCGTACTCACCGGCCTCGACGAGCAGATCATAGACGAGCAGCCCCGCCTTGGTCGGCCGGAAACGGCGTTGCCCCTCTTCGCTGACGTCCATGACGACCAGCCCGCGCCGCTCCAGACCATGAATCTGCGTTCCGCCCAAGCCGAGCGAAGCGATCATGTCGCCTTTGCAAAGCAGCGAGAGGGTCTCGACGTGCTTCTCTGACAGGTTGAGGTTGAAGCTGCGACCGAAGGCATAGCGGCGGAAGGCGTCGTTCATGCGACCTCTCCCACTGCCTGCAGGTAAAGATCGAGGATCGCCTCTTCTTCCTTGCGCTCGTCGAGATCGCGCCGGCGAAGCGCGACGACCTTGCGCAGGATCTTGACGTCGTAGCCGGTGCCCTTGGCCTCGGCGTAGACTTCCTTGATATCGTCCGCGATCGTCTTCTTTTCCTCCTCCAAGCGCTCGATGCGCTCGACGATGGATTTCAGCTGATCGCCCTGGACCGGATCGTCCATGTCGCCTCCGGAATTGCTGGGATAGCTCACTGCGCGGTCTCCGCCGCCAATCGCCGCTGCATGCGGCAGTGCTCGACCTGGCGCAGCTTGCGCGTGCCGATCGCGAACAGTACCGCGTCGCCGGTCGCGATGTTTGCGCGCGCCTCGAACTCGACCGGGCCGAACTTGTCGGTCAGGACGGCGCCGGCCTCGATCGCCTTAGCCTTCATGGCGAGCGCGATATCGAAATGCACCCACGAGGCATTGCGATGCTTGCCGAAGCTCAGCTGCGGGTGGCCCTGAATCCACTTGCGCGCGACGCCGATCCGATCGGCCATGGCGAGCAGCTCGTCGAGGCTGTCGGCCCACATGTGGCACATGACCATGCGGCCTAACTGGTGACGGACGTCGTCGACGTAGACGGTCATCGGCGTGCCTGCTTGAAATTAGGTAGGGGCCGCCCGCCACGTTCAAGCAGAACACCGGACAGCGGTGTTAGGTATCCCGGCCCATAAGCGGCCCTGGCATAGTCAGCGATGACCGAGACGCCAACGCAGCACGCCTCGTCCAGCTCCATGCCGGCTTTGACGGCGTTGTGGATCGCGTCTGAGATGCCTTGCGCCAAATCGCGTGGCAAAACGCCGCTCAATGATGATCGCTGCACAGAGCGGCCCCCGCGATCTCGGCGCCGAGGCGCTCGCAGGCATGGGCGACGAGCGCGCGCAGGTCGACGCGCCGCTGATTGAGGCTTTCGCGGGCACGCTCGCGCTGGTGCAGGCGCTTCTCGGCCTGGGCGATCTTGGCTTCCGCCTCCGCAAGCGTGCGGCGGATCTCAAGCGCGGCGGCGCTGTCCTGCAGGATCTCGGCGCGGAGCTTGTTCGCGTCGGCGTCGAGCACGGCAAGTGCGGCCTCGACCTCGCGCAACACGACCTCTGCCGCGACCGGCGGCGGGGGCGGCGCGGCGATGCGAACGCCGCAATTCTCGGCCTGCCCTGCTGGTGTGAGGACGGCGCATTCGCGCTCGTCCAGATAGAGACCTCGATAGGATTCGATGCGGGCCAGCCCGCGCTTGACCAGCGACTGCACCGTTTCATCCCGAACGGGATGCTTCGGGAAGGCGCGGCAGTACCAGTTGCTGTTGCCACCGGCGCGCAGAAGCGCGCCGGTATGCATGAGGCGAAGTGCCGTGCGCTGGGCCATGGTGTTCGCGCGCGGCGCCAGCCCCTGCGCCCCGCGCTCCGGCACCGCGCTCACTGGCGCACCTTGCCGTTGTTGCGGGCGATCTGCTTCGCCTTCTCGAGATGCTCGGCGATCTCGTCCTTCGTAAAGTCGAGGAGCAGGTCTTCCTCGGTCACGCCGCCGGCCGAGGCGGAATGGCTGGAGAGGAAATCTGCCATGCGGGCCGGCACCGAGCGGAGCGCGGCGGCGGGACGGCGGGCGGCAACGGTCTGGGAGATCATGTCCGATCCTTTCAGGCTTGGGAGAGCACCGAGGACCAGATGAGGATCGCGTAGAGCAGCGTCGCGAGCGCGCCGATCTCGACCAGTGACGCGAGATGGCGCCGAACGATCAGCGCGCGGGCATAATCGCTTGGGGTGGCTTCACGGCTGGGGAGGTAGCAGGCAGAACGAACGCACATGGCACGCCTCATCGGGTTTCGATGGGCGCAACATGATGCGGAAAATGAACCGCGTCAATATGGAATGCGGAAAATAAAACGCACCACTGACAGAGCGCGTCTCTGGCCGACGCGGATCAGGTCCGCATCGCCTTGCCACTTTTGATCTGCCTCAAGACCGATCTGCGGGCTTCATCGGCAATAGATTTCACCTGTGCTGCAGGGATTGCCGCAATCACTTCGCTGAAGGAAACGACTGGCACATCCATCATCTCGGGGGCGTTGTAGCTCATGAGATGATAGAGCCCCGTCCTCGAACCTTGCAGGACGCGCTTCAAGTACCGCGCGCCTTCCGCCGTCTCAACCGCGGCGGTGTGACCGATCACTGCGCCTGGATGATCTGCAAATCGCGAGCAAACGATCACGTCGCCAGAATCGTATTTGGGCCACATGCTTTCGCCCTGAATCTGGAATGCCATGGCATCATTTGGTAGCGGAAAAGGAACCTGCACCTCAAATAAGGGCTCATGAGCGCCGATCTGAGCACTCGACGTATCGATAGATCCACCGGCGCCGATGTACCCGAATACGCCGACAACGCTCTGCTCCTGAGCCGAGCCGGGTCCCTCGCCAGTCCCATACGCCAGCCATTCCGGCGAGACAGAGAGAGCTCCTGCGAGCTTTTTCGCAGTGTCGACGGTCGGCGAAGAGTCAGGGTTGCGCATGATACCTCTGATCGCGTCAGGACTCATGCCGGCGGCCAGCGATGCGGCGCGCGGCGTCAGTCCACTTGCCAGAAGCGCCCGCTCAATTCTGTCAACAATGGTCGTACCCATGGTGCGGAATTCTATCCGCACTGCAAAAGGCTCGTGAGCGGAAAATAAACCGTTGACAGATGCGGAAAATGAACCGCATCTATCGCCGCTATGGCAAACCAAATCGAACAGCTCCTGACGGTGGTGGACGCGTTTTGCGCCGCGCGCGGCATTTCTGAAGCTCGCGCGTCAACGCTGATCTTCAACGGTGGCGGACGCATCAAGCAGCTTCGGGACGGTCGAGATATTGGCGTGCTGACCTCGCTTAGCGCGCTGTTGTGGCTGTCGGCCAATTGGCCGGAGGACACCGAATGGCCTTGTGACATCCCGCGCCCCTCGCCGGCCTCTGCCCCTCCCGAGCTTGCCTCGGTCTGTAACCCCTAACGCCCGCATTCCCGGCGGGCGAGCGATATCGCCCGGCCCAGTATCAGAGGCCCCCGATGCGCAAATTCGATGCGGATTTCTACCTCCTGAAGGCGGCCATGGCCGACCTGGTGGAGCGCTGCGGCGGGCAGAAGCGCGCCGCCGATATCGTCGGGCTGGCGCAGTCGACGCTCTCCTATGTCTGCCAGCGCGACAACCCGGCGATGCTCTCGATCGCAGCCAAGCTGATGCTGGAGCGCGAATGCGGCGTGCCGGTCGTCACCAAGGTAGAGGCCGAATTGCAGGGGCACCGCATCGAGCGTGAGGGCGCCCCGCTCTGCGCCGACACTGATGGCCCGTTCGATGCCCACGCTGCCGTCATGATCGAGGTCGGCGATCTCTGCCGGACATTCTCGCAGGCTGTCGGTGACGGGAAGTATTCTCGCACCGACGCCCTGACGGTCGGCAGGGATCTCGCCGATCTGCGCCGCGCGATCGAGCGCTTCGAGCGCGTCAATGCGGCGACGCAAGCCGGAGGCTGCGCGTGAGCTGCGTCCGGATCGACCTCCCGCTTTCGACAGCCGCGGCGCTGCGGCTAGACCAGATGGCGCGCCGGGTGGACCGCGACCCGATCGACTACGCGACGCGCCTGCTGGAAGAGGCGCTGCTCGCGCGGTCGCTCAAGCTGCCGATCGGCGAGATCATCGGTGTCGACCGGGAGCCGGAAGCGCATCTCGCTGCCGAGACGGTCGACGTTCTCGAGGGCGTCGCAGAGGCGGCGGAGCTGACCGGCGCCGAGGCGCGTGCCGTGCGGGCGCTGCGCAGCGTGCGCCATACCGCATCGCAGATCGCCGCCAAGCTGCGGCTGCCCTATCGCGCGGTCGAAAAGGTGCTCGGCTCATGAGCGCCGGCCGCTTCCTCACCCTTCCCCCACCGGCCGTCTCCGAGACCGCGGCCGGTCACTTGCCGCCGGCCCGCGTCACCTCCAGCGAGCCGGCGGCCTTTCCTTCCTGCCCGGACTGCAAGGGCCGCGGCCATCGCATCACCACCCATGACGGCACCTTTCCCGACTGCATCAGCTGCAGCGGGTCGGGCCGGCTTGTCGCTGAAGGAGCGCGCTCATGATTGCCAGGCTTGGCGACTGGATACAGACCTTCTCCGGCCGGCAGTTCTGGCCGCTCGACCCGCGCCCGGAAGAGATCGCGATCGAAGATATAGCCCACGCGCTGGCGCATGATTGCCGCTTCGGCGGGCACTGCCGGCGCTTCTACTCGGTTGCTGAGCACAGCGTCCTGTTGGCACGCGCGGTTGCGCCGGATCTCCGCCTCGCGGCCCTCATGCACGACTCGCCGGAGGGCTATCTGCGCGATCTCGTGCGCCCCGTGAAGCGGACGATGCCGTCCTATCGCGCCGCTGAAACCGCAATCTGGCTCGCGATCTGCGCGCGCTTCGGACTACCGATCGATCTGCCGGCGGAGGTCCACGAGGCGGATAACCGCATCCTCGTCGATGAGCGCCAGCAGAACATGGCACCGCCGCCGGCCCCTTGGAATTCGGAAGAGAACGTCGAGCCGCTCGGCGTGCGCCTCCAGTTCTGGACGCCGGTCGAGGCCGAATTCCAGTTCATGATCCTGTTCGATTCATTGATTGCCGGATCGGCCCCGAGCGCTGGTCTGCCCCCGCGCGGCGCGACCAGGTTCGCAGGCAGCCATGGCTGAGATGATCGCCATCGCGAAACTGCGGCGCGACGGCGGCACGCAGCCGCGCGCCATGCTCGATCCGTCCACGGTCGAGGTGTATGCCGATGGCGTGCGCGACGGCGCCAGCTTCCCGCCCGTCGTCGTCTTTCATGACGGCACCAACCATTGGCTGGCGGATGGCTTCCACCGCACCGAGGCCCATGCCGTCGCAGGCGAGAGCGAGATCGCCGCCGATATCCGGCCCGGCACGCAGCGCGACGCGATCCTGTTCGCCTGCGGCGCCAACGCCACTCATGGCCTGCGCCGCACGACCGAGGACAAGCGCCGGGCGGTGATCCTGCTGCTACGCGATCCCGAATGGTCGGGATGGAGCGACCGCGAGATCGCCGGGCGCGCGCACGTCTCGCATACCTTCGTCGCCAAGCTGCGTGATCTCCATGGCAACGTTTCCATGGAGCGAAAATTCGTCAGCCGTCACGGCACCGTGGCCGAGCGAAACTTCGCGATCGATAAGCGTGCGGCTGACATGGCGACGCTGCGCTCGCTTCCGGTCGAAGCCCTGCATCAGCTCGTCAGCGAGCAGCATCGGGCGAAGCAGGACCAGAAAAAGGCCCGGCGCGAGGAGCGCGTCCTCGGCATGGCCGGCAAGATCGCGGCAGCCAATGAACAGCTCTCCGGCATGGTCGCTTCGGCCAAGCGATACGGCTTGATCATCGAAGATTCCGAATGGCCGTGGGAGTCGTGGTCGGCCGAAACCGGCATGGATCGGGCAGAGGAGAACCATTACCCGACCTCGTCGATCGAGGAGATCTGCGCCCGGCCGATTGGCGAGTTGGCGGCACGCGATTGCGTGCTGCTGCTCTGGGCGACGCCGCCGCGCCTGCCTGCCGCCCTCAAGGTGATGGAGGCGCGCGGCTTCACCTACCGCACCCATGCAATCTGGCGGAAGCTGCTGCCCGGCGCGATGCGCGGGCGCGGCTACTGGTTCCATTTCACGCATGAGCTGGTGCTGCTCGGCACGCGCGGCGATCCGCCCTGCCCGGCGCTGGGCACGCAATGGGACAGCGTCTTTGAGGCGCCGCGCGGCGCCAACTCGGTGAAGCCGCCAACCATGCACGAATGGGCGGAGCGCTTCTTCCCTGGCGTTCCCAAGCTCGAATGCAATGCCCGCGAGGCCCGCGCAGGCTGGGACGTGTGGGGGGCCGAGGCGCCTGACCATTTTGTTGACGCCGCCAAATTGGTCCGCGGCGCCACCCCGTCGCTCGTCATCGTCGACGAGTTTGCGACCGAACTGCCCGCCCTGCCCCTGCGCGGGAGGGCAGAGCAACCGCTCCCTTTTTCCGCTTCATCCCCTGGAGAGCCGACATGCAATTCGTGACGGTCGAGGGCCGATCCCTCAAGCATGCCTTGCGCCCGCTGGTCGACGTGATCGAACGGCGATCGACGATCCCGATCCTCGGCTATGTCCGGCTGACGCTGGAGAGCGACGGCCTGCGGCTTTCCGCGACCGATCTCGAGGTCGAGGTCGAGACGCGGATCGACGTGATCGACGGCGACCGGGCCGGCGGCTGGAGCCTTTGCCTGCCGGCGCAAGCTCTTGCCGGCATCGCTCACGTCGCCGGCGTCATGCCGGTGCGCATCGTGCGCGGCAGCGGCGACGAGGAGACGAAGACGACGATCAGCCTCGGCGACGACGAGGCGGTCTATACGCTCGACGGGCTGCCGGCTGCCGACTTCCCCAGCGATCTGATCGCGCGCGGCGCGCTGCTGGAGACCTTTAGCAATGGCCAGCTGGCGACGCAGCTCGACAAGGTGCGGGCCTTCATCTCGACGGAAGAGACGCGCTATTACCTCAACGGCGTGTGCTGGCATCGCGGGCCGCTCGGCTCCCGCTTCGTCGCCACGGACGGACATCGCCTAGCCTGCTGCCGCGTCAGCGCCGACCCGGTCGACGAGGTCGCGCGGATCATCCCGCGCAAGGCCATCATGCTGATCAGCAAGCACATGGCCGGGCTCGATGTGCGCGTGCATGAGCGCGAGGGTGGCGCGGCGCTGAGCGGGCTCGCCTTTGAGGCGGATGGGCTTTCGATCCGCACCAAGCTGATCGACGGCACCTATCCCGATTTCGACAGGATCGTCGCGCCTTGCGTCGAAAAGGCCGGCGCCTTCGCCATCGCGTTGAAGCGGCCGGATGTCTCGGCCGCACTGGCGCGCCTTGGCGTGTTCGGCCGCGATATCGGGCGAGCCATCAAGCTCGATGCACAGGATGGGCGGCTCGTCCTCGTCCGCAGCGGAGGCGATGGGGGGGCGCGGGCGAAGACAGCCTCGACCTGGCCGGCGGGGCTCACGGCCTTCGGCCTCAACGCGGCCTATTTCGGCGACATGGTCTCCGGCTGCATGGGCGATATCACGCTCGGCCTCTCGGCGCCCGGCGACCCGCTCCTGATCAAGGATTCCGATCCGGAGATGACCCGTATCCTCATGCCGATGCGGGTGTGATGTGTCGACGCATTCGAACCAATTTCTCACGCAAGAGGCCGAGTCGAGTTACCGCGTCGGTCAGTTCGGCGAAGGCCGCGTTATCATCAGCGATGGGACGGCCCGACAGGGCTTGCGCAACTTCCGATGGGGCGTATCCGTTCGCTCGCAACGTGATGTAGCTCGTAGCGCTATTCATCCGGGCTTCGATCTCTGTCCAATCCGTTTCGATCTCGGTTGTTTCCAGTGCCGGGAAAATTTCTGTCGTCTGCTCGTGGGCTTCGACAGCAGTTTTCGCAAGTTCCTCGAAAGACATCGGGAATCGGCCATCGACTCTCAAAGTCCCGATCTGCACGAGGAACACTCCAGCAAGGCGGCCGAGGCGGCCAACAGCAACGATCGCGCGGGCCATTACCAAACGCCGTGCGGCAGCCTTCTCGCGCGTGTCTGCTTCAAGAGCGGCGCGCGTCATCTTGTTCTGCTGGCCGAGCTCCTTCAGTTGCTTGAGGACGAAAAACAGGCCAGCGCCTGCAAGCGCCGAGGATATGATTGTCTGAATCGTCGTCTGGTAACGGTTGAGCCAGAATTCGAAGCACCCGACGCCTCCTGCGGCCTTCATGATGATGCGCCGCTGCTCATTCGAGCAAGCTGGCTCCAGCCACTGCCACAAGTGCATAAAAGCCGCGACCGTCAGAGCGACGGCAATGCCAACGAGCATCTCGCGACTTGGTTTCTGCATCTCGGAAGCCCCCAACCCACAAGCTCTATAGCGCGCCTCGGTTCATTTGGGAGGCCCGCTCATGCGTGACGGCAAACCCCTCCGCGTGCTCGTCGCCTGCGAGTTCACTGGCATCGTGCGACGGGCCTTCACGGCGCGCGGGCATGATGCGTGGTCGTGCGACCTGCTGCCGGCCGAGGATGGCAGCAATCACCATATCGTCGGCGATGTACGCGGCATCCTTGGCGATGGCTGGGATTTGCTCGTCGTCGCGCATCCGCCCTGCACACGGCTGTGCCGCTCGGGCCGGCGCTGGCTCTCCGGCCCCGGCCATATGACGCCGCCGAAGCAGCTGCCGAAGGGTCGCACCTGGCCGGATATGATCGCCGAGTTCGAAGCCGGCGTTGATCTGTTCGTGACCTGCTGGCGGGCACCGATTCCGCGCGTCGCGATCGAGAATCCCGAGATGCATGACATCGCGCGGGCGCGCATGCCCGCCGATGTGCCGCGCCCGCACATGGTGCAACCGTTCTGGTTCGGTCATCCCGAATACAAGGCGACGGGCTGGTATCTGCGCGGCCTGCCGGAGCTGCAGGAGACCTTGCGCCTCGCCGAGCCGCCACATGGCTCGGACCAGTGGAAGGCGTGGAACCGGGTCTGGCGCATGCCGCCGATCGCCGATCGCGGGAAGGAGCGCTCGCGCTTCTTCGACGGCATGGCCAACGCCATGGCCGATCAATGGGGCGGTCTCGTCGATGAATTGAGGGTGGCATGAGCGCTGCCCTGCTGGGCTTGGCGCTCAAAGCCAAGCTGCATTCCCAGACGCGGAAGATGGTGCTGATCAAGCTCGTCGACTGCTGCCATGAAGACGGCACGCGGATCTATCCCTCGCTCGCGACCATCGCGGAGGATGCCGAATGCTCGGTGCCGACCGCGCGCCGGGTGATGCAGAGCTTCGTGCGCGTGGGCCTGCTGCGCCTGGTCAAGGAAGGCGGCTCCGGTGCCAAGTCCACGAACCATTACGAGATGGATGTCGACCTGCTGGCGCGCCTGCGCCGGCCGGAATACTGGCCTGCGCTGGAGGCTGCATCCGTGCATCAGCCCTTGTCCGATTCCGACGATGACGACGAGGCTGCCCATGCGTCAGACGCAGGGCGCGCACGGCCCGCCGAGCCCGCAAATAAGGGTATCACGGTGGAAGGGTATCACGGTGATAGCCTTCCAAACGAGGCGGAAGGGTATCATCAGGGTGATACCCAACCCCTTAGTAAAACCCCTTACTCTGAGAGAGAGGGTGCGCGAGAGCGCGAGAGCACGCCAGCGATCGAGGGCGAGCCTGCGGGTGCCTGGACGCTCGCCGCGTTCATGGCCGAATGGCCTGACGTTCACCGGGACAGCCGGAAGGCCATCGAGACCGCTTGGTCCGCCTTGCCCTTCGCCATGCGCCGGCCGGCCATCGAGCAGATAAAGCCCTTCCTCGCCGACCTGACGCGGAATGGCCATCGCAAGTACCGCCCATCGGCCGCGACCTATCTCGGCGAACGTCGCTGGACGCTGATGCCGAAGCAGGAAGAGGCGCGGAAGGCCAGCGCCTTCGTCGAGGTCAAGAGCTGGTCGAAGGAATGGTGGCTGACGCTGCACTTCCGCATTGCCGAAGGGGCAAGGCAGCGACTGGGCTTCATGGTGCAGCAGGCCGAGGCCCACAAGCCGATCTCGGTCTCGCAGGCTGATCTCGACGCCGCTGCGAAGCGGATCGGGGAGCTGAAGGCCTTCCTTGGACGCGGGCCGGAGATCGAGGCGTGGCGCCTGTGGCTCGCCGATCGAGGCGCCCGCATTCCGGTCTTTGCCGAGGGCAGCAGCGCCCGCGTGTTCCTGCCGAGTGAGATGCCGCCGCGCGACCCGCGCGACGATGACAACGTGCCGCTCTGAGGGCTGACGATGGGACGCCGCCACGAAAAGAAGCCCTTCGTCCATTTCCGCGACGTGCAGGAAACCAAGGTGCCCGCGCCCGAAGATCTCGATCTCGGCCGCGACTGGTATCTCGTGCACTGCGCGCCGCGGATGGAAGCCAAGGCAGCGAAGGGGCTGGCCGATGCCGGATGCTCGGTCTTCCTGCCCGCGATCCGTCGCGTGATCCGCTTCCAGCGCCGCGAGACCGATCATCAGATTGCGACCTTCACTGGCTATCTCTTCGCCTCCGGTGTCCCGACCCTTGGCCGCGACCGTTACCTTGTCGCCGATGATGGCGTGACGGTGATCACCATCAACGGTCGGCCTCTGACCGATATCCGCGAGATTGAAGGCGTGATGTACATCGTGCGCTCTCAAGAGGGCTGGGCACGCGTGCCGGGTGATGCCATCGCCAAGGTTGCCGCCTATCAGAATGACGCGGTTGAGCCCCGCCGCGATATCCTCCGGCCTGATCCCAAGCTCTCCCCTGGGCAAAGGGTCAAGGTCATCAGCGGGCCATTCATGGGCTTCCTCGCCGAGGTGACCGAGCAGCTCGGCTTGGCCGAGGCTGAGGTGCTGATCGAGCTGCTGGGCAAGCCTGTGCCCATGACGGTGAGGGTCGAGCATCTCGATGCGGCGTAGTGATACACAGCGATCATTTATCAGTTGCGTGATCACGATTGACTCTTGCAGTCCGAATCGGACTCCATGGCGTCACGGATCAGCTTGGTCAGTGTGATCGTCGCTTCGGCGGCTCGTATCTCGCAAGCCCGCGTCGCTTAGGTCTTCGGGTCGGCGGCCTTGTGCGAAGCTATATCGACCCGCCGCCGCAAGGTTGGCGGGTTTGGCATATCTGGACATGGGACGTCTCAAGGCCATGCCTCCTCGGGTTGCCAGCGTGGGCAGCCGCATCGCTGTTCCCGCCAAGGTGCCCGATCCCTTCTATGAGGGTAACGCGTGGCGCGAGTTCATCCGCGCGATCAAGGTCCAACGCGGATACGTCTGCGAGGTGGTGACCTGCAGGAAGGACTGCAGCGACAACCATCGCGGCCTGATCGGTGACCACATCGTCGAGCGCAAGGATGGTGGCGCCGACTTCGACCCGTCCAACGTCATGTTGATGTGCACGGCCTGCCACAACCGGAAGACGGCGCGCGAGCGCGGTCGACGCGGGCAGCGGGCCGTCTGACCCGCGACCAGGGGGGTGGTCGAAAGTCTGGGGCCGATAGGAGCCCCGCACCGGCTTTGGTGTCATTCGGAGTTTTTTTTCTTGGACGACGCGAATTCCAGCGACGGAAAGAAAGAAACGAAGGCGGGCCGCAAGGCCTTCGTGCCGAGCGATGAACAGCGCGCGACCGTGCGCCGGATGGCCTCGGAGCGGCTCGGTCATCCTGTCATCGCCGCGGAGATCGGCATCAGCGTGCCGACGCTGCGCAAGGTTTTCGCCGAGGAGCTGAGGGATCGGATCGCCGGCGGCAACCTGTTCGCCGCGGCGGCCGAGGAGATCCCGCCGCTGCAGCCGGTCCCGCCGAAGGCAAAACGCCCGGGCAGAGGTGGCCGGAAGAGCTATCGGCCGGCCGATCGCGACCGGGAAAAGGTCGCTGTCTTGGTCGCTGCCGGAATGACGGTCGACCAGATCGCCCACGCCATGGCGATCACCGAGCCGACGCTGCGCAAACATTACCGCGCCGAGATAGAGACCGGCGCGCTGCGAAAGCGCGGCGAGCTGCTGATGGCTCTCAACCGAGCTGCCTTGAAAGGCAACGTCGCGGCGCTGCGCGAGTCGCTCGCGATCATGGATCGGGCCAATCTTGAGGCCTTGCAGGATGAGGTACGCGGCACGGGCAAGGCGGAGACACAGGCGCCGGCGCCGGCGCCGGCTTCCGATGCGCTCGGGAAGAAGGTGCAAGCGGATATCGATGCGCATCAGGTCGCGACGGATGGCGATTGGGCGGATGTGATCCGCCTTCCGCAAAGGGTTCGATAGGCTGTGAGCTATCACTTCGCGATGCCGGATTGGGAGGAAGCCCTCCTCGCCGGCCGCAGCCTCGTGCCCGATCTGCCGCTCGACATGAGCGAGGCGGGGCGCGCGGTCACGATCTTCGATCGCCTCCGGCTCCCGGACGTTCCGGGCCAGCCAGCGATGGCCGAAGCCGCCGGCGATTGGTTCCGCGACATCGTGCGGGCGCTGTTCGGCTCGATAGTCGATGGCGTGCGGATGGTGCCGGGTGTTTTCGTCCTGGTGCCGAAGAAGAACTCGAAGACGACGAACGGCGCCGCCTTGATGCTGACGGCGCTGCTCATGAATCAGCGACCGAGCGCCTCTTTCGCCCTCTTCGGTCCCACGCAGGAAATCGCGGATCTCGCTTTCGCGGCGATCTCCGGCATGATCGCGGCCGATAAGGGGCTCGCGAAGCTGCTTTATGTCCGCGACCACATCAAAACCGTGGTCAATCGGGTCACGAAGGCCACGCTCAAGGTGATGACCTTCGACATGAAGGTCGCGACGGGCGGCAAGTTCGCAGGGTGGCTGCTCGATGAGCTGCACCTGCTCGGCAAGGTTGGCTACACCTCGCGCGTCATCGGCCAATTACGCGGTGCCTCGGTTGCGGTGCCGGAATCCTTCGGCGTCATCATCACGACGCAGTCGGACGAGCCGCCGGCCGGCGCCTTCAAGGCCGAGCTCGACTATGCCCGCGGCGTTCGTGACGGGCGCATCGCCGATGGTTCCATCCTGCCGGTGCTCTACGAGTTTCCGGAGGCGATGCAGACCGATGGCGCGAAGCCGTGGCGGAAGGTCGAGAACTGGCGCCTGGTGCTGCCGAACCTCGGCCGCTCGGTCTCGCTGCCGGTACTTGAGCGCGACTACGCGACCGCCCGTGAGAAGGGCGACGAGGAAGAGCGGCGCTGGGCATCGCAGCATCTGAATATTCAGATCGGCCTTGCCCTGCACAGCAACCGCTGGGAGGGCGCCGACCATTGGGAGGCGGCCGGCAGCGAGGCTGTCACCCTCGAATTCATCCTGGCCGAGTGCGAGGTCTGCACGGTCGGGATCGACGGCGGCGGTCTCGACGATCTGCTCGGACTGGCGGTGATCGGGCGGCATCGAAAGACGAAGCGCTGGTATCACTGGGGTCACGCCTGGGCTGATCGCGGCGTGCTCCTGCTCCGCAAGGAAATCGCGCCGCGCCTGCTCGACTTTGAGCGGCAGGGCGATCTCACGCTCGTCGACATTCGCGAGACGGCAGACGGCGCCAATGCGGACGTTGCCGGCGTCGCCGATATCGTCGAGCGCATCCACAAGGCCGGGCTCCTGCCGGAAAAGGCCGGGATCGGCGTCGACGCGGTCGGGATCGCTGCGATCGTCGATGAGCTGACGCTCCGCGAGATTCCCGACGACTGCATCGCCGCGGTTCCACAGGGCTACCGCCTTTCCGGCGTCATCAAGGGCGCCGCCCGCAAGCTTAAGGATGGAACGTTGAAGCACGGTGCCCGCCCGATGATGGCCTGGTGCGTCAGCAATTGCCGTTCCGAGCTGAAGGGTTCCGCCGTTCTGGTGACGAAGCAGGCGTCCGGCACGGCCAAAATCGATCCCGTGATCGGGCTCTTCAACGCATTCGACTTGATGAGCCGCAATCCCGAGGCGGCTGGGGGGCCTTCCGTGTACGAATCCCGCGGCGTTCTGGTGCTCTGAGCGATGGCGCGCTCGTCTGTCCCCTCCATCGTCTCGGCCGAGTGCCTGCCGCGGCCAGTCCTGCCGTCGACTGCGCTGGTTGCGGCTGCGCCGCGCGCGATGGTCCAGCCCGCCGGCGGCGGTGCGCTGATCACGACGCAGGCCGAGCTTGAGAGCTATATGCTGTCGGGCCGGGAAACGGCCTCCGGAGCCAGCGTCTCGCCCGATGCCGCGATGCGGACGTCCGTCGTCTACGGCTCTGTCCGCATCATCTCCGGAGCGGTGGCGAACACGCCGATTCAGATGAAGCGCCGGGTCGACGCCCGCACGCGCAGTGACGCCGGCGACGACCCGCTCGCGCGCATCCTATGCAAGCCTCGGAAGGGTCGGCTTACGCCATCTGCCTTCCGGCGCATGCTGACGGCGCATCTGATCCTGCGCGGCAATGGCTATGCCCTGATCGTCCGCTCAATGGGCCGTGTGATCGACCTGATCCCGCTTCATCCGGATCGGATGGAGGTCGAGCAGCTTGACGATCTGAGCCTGAAATACACCTACACACGGAAGAACGGCCGGCAGATCGTCATTCCGCAAGAGGACATCTTCCACCTCATCGGGCTGACGCTCGACGGCTATCGCGGCGTCACACCGATCACCTATGCCCGCGAAGCCATCGGCGTTGCGCTCACGACGGAGCGCCACGGTGCAAGCGTCTTCCGGAACGGCGCCTCGCTCGGCTTGCATTTCTCGCATCCGAACAAGATCGGAAACGAGGCCAAGGACCATCTCAAGGCCAGCCTCGACGATTATCGCGGCGCCGAGAACGCCGGTAAGTCGATCGTCACCGAAGAGGGCATGACGATCTCGCCGATCGGGATGACGGCCGAAGATGCTCAATACATCGAAACTCGGCAATTCACCCGCACCGAGCTGGAGATGTTCCTCGGCGTGCCTGGCTTCATGCTCGGCGACACCGAGAAATCGACCTCCTGGGGCACGGGTCTGGAGCAGCAGGGCGGATCGTTTCGGGCCTATACGCTCGAAGATTACTACACCGCTTGGGAAGAGACGATCGCGCGCGACCTGATTGCCGACGACTCCGACCTCTTCGCCCGCTTCAACCGCTCCGCCATCGTTCGCGCCGACCTCAAGGCCCGTTGGGAAGCCTATGTGAAGGGCCTGCAATGGGGCGTCTTCAGCCCGAATGAGATCCGCGCGCTCGAAGACGAGAACCCGCGCGAGGGCGGCGACATCTATTACCTGCCGCCAAACACGGCCGGGAAGTCCGATCCTTCATCCGATAAGGAAGATGGCAATGAGCCTCCGAAAGCTCCCTGAAGCGCAGGCCTTCAGCCGCCCGCAGAGCTACCAGTGGGATGCTCCCTCGGACGTGCTGGCGCAGTGGTCCGAAGCGCCGCGCGCCGCCGCGAGCGACGAGGACAACGTCATCTCCGTCCTCGATGTGATCGGCGAGGATTGGTGGAGCGGGAACGGCGTCACCGCCAAGCGCATCTCGGCCGCCCTTCGCTCGATCGGACAGAAGGACGTCAAGGTCCGGATCAACTCGCCGGGCGGCGACATGTTCGAAGGGATTGCGATCTACAATCTCCTCCGTGGTCACCAGGCGAAGGTCACGGTGGAGGTGATCGGCTGGGCTGCCTCGGCGGCCTCGATCATCGCCATGGCCGGCGATGAGATCCGCATGGGGCTGGGCAGCTTCATGATGGTGCACAACGCTTGGGGCGTTGTCGTCGGCAACCGTCACGACATGCGCGGCGCGGCCGAGCTGTTCGACAGCTTCGATGCGGCGCTCGCCGATATCTACGAGGCCCGGACTGGCGCCAAGCGCGCCCAGATCGAAAAGCTGCTCGATGCCGAGACCTTCATGTCGGCATCGGAGGCGGTGACCAACGGCTTCGCCGATGTCGTCGACAAGGATCTCGTCGGCGGCACCACTTCCGAAACCCAGTCGAAGGCCTCCGCTCGCGAGCGTCTCGACGTTCTTCTCGCCAAGCAGGGGGTGCCGCGCTCCGAGCGTCGCCGGCTGCTGCGCGAAGCCTCCGGCACGCGTGACGCTGCCGACCACGAGGGCATGCCCGGCGCTGTTCTCGACATCGCTGCGGCGACGCAGCTTCTCGCAACCATGAAGGCCTGATCGGCCTCACCGGAGAATTCAACATGAAGATCGGATATCTGTTCGCGGGCCTCGCGCTCGCGGCACTCGCTGCTGTGTGCCTTTTCCCCAGCGTCGGCGACGGTGTCCACCACCTCGCGACCGCGTATTCGCACCCCGCTACCATGGCCATGGGCATGATGGGCGCCTCCTTCCGCGGCGTCTCCCTGGCGCGTGCCGATGCCGGCGACGCCAACAAGATTCTGAACGAGCTGAAGACCACCTTCGAGCAGTTCAAGGCGGCTCATGAGGAGGAACTGAAGGGGATCAAGAAGAACTTCGCCGATGTGGTGACGACGGAGAAGGTCGAGAAGATCAATGCGCAGATCACCGACCTCACCAAGGCGCTCGATGCGGTCAACGTCGCGCTCGCCGCGGCGAAGGTCGGCGGCGGCGGTTCCGGCGCGCTCGATCCCGCCAAGGCCGAACATGCCCAGGCCTTCGAGAAATTCTTCCGCAAGGGGGCCGACGCCGGCCTGCGGGATCTCGAGGTCAAGGCGAAGCTGACGACGCAGTCCGACCCGGACGGCGGCTACCTCGTGCCGGAGGAAACCTCGGCGACGATCGACCGCGTGCTCGGGCTGATCTCGGTGATGCGGCAGCTGGCCACGGTGATGCCGGTCGGAACGTCCACGTACAAGAAAATCGTCAGCATGGGCGGCGCCGGCGCCGGCTGGGTTGGCGAGGAAGATACGCGCCCCGAGACTGGAACGCCGACGCTCCGCGAGCTGTCCTTCAATACGATGGAACTCTACGCGAATCCGGCAACCACGCAGACCATGCTGGACGACGGCATCATCGACATCGCGGCCTGGCTCTCGGATGAAGTGCAGATCGCCTTTGCCGAACAGGAGGGGAGTGCCTTCATCGCCGGCAACGGCGTCAAGCGGCCCCGTGGCCTGCTGGCCTATGACACTGTCGCCAACGGCTCCTGGTCGTGGGGCAAGCTTGGCTATGTCGTCAGCGGAGCCGCCGCGGACTTCGCCACGCCGTCGACCACGGTTTCCGCTGTCGATGCCTTCATCGATCTCTATTACGCGCTGAAGGCGGGCTATCGGGGCAATGCGTCGTGGCTGATGTCCGATGCCGTCATGGCCAAGGTGCGCAAGTTCAAGGACGGCGACGGCGCTTACATCTGGGCGCCGCCGACCGATTCTGCCGCTGTCGCCACCATCCTCGGCAAGCCGGTCTTCAATGACGACAACATGCCGGGCGTCGGTGCCGATGCCTTCCCGGTCGCCTTCGGCGATTTCAGGCGTGGATACCTGATCGTCGATCGCATGGGTGTGCGCGTCCTGCGTGATCCCTTCACGAACAAGCCCTACGTCCACTTCTACACCACCAAGCGCGTCGGCGGCGGCGTCTCGAATTTCGAGGCCATCAAGCTGATGAAGATCGCCTCGTCCTGACGGGCGCGCGCTCTCGGCAACTGGCGGGCGGCTGATCGGCCGCCCGTTCCACCTGGTCATCCCCTGTCAATCACGAGGACATGTCCGATGAAGGACCTGCATTCCGGCTGCAAGGCCGTGGTGGCGATCGCTGCCGCCTCCCTCTCTGCTGATCCGACTCCGCCGGCCATCGATCGCCGCGGGTATGAGGCCGTCGAAGTAGTGCTCTCGGTCGGCGTCGGCGGCATCACTTTCGACGGCACCAACAAGGTCGAGTTCAAGCTCACTCATTCCGACGACAACGTCACCTATGACGCGGTCGAGCAGAAGGATGTGCTCGGCGCGACCGTTGCCGCCGGCGGCATCGTCAAGTCGCTGGTCGCCGCTCATGCCGCCGCGGCGGCCTATCGCTTCGGCTACAAGGGCGATCGTCGCTACCTCAAGCTCCTGCCGGACTTCTCCGGCACGCACGGCACGGGCACGCCCATCTCCGCCGTCGCCGTGCTGGGCGTCGGCCACGACAACCCGCAAGCCAACCAGATCTGAACCGGCCGCCCCCTCGCGGGGCGTCCTCCTGTCCTGTCTGCTTCAAGGGAGAGCATCCATGCTGTTCAAGAAAGAATTCCGGGGCTGCCGCTCGGGCGAGATCTACCCGACCTCGTTCAGGCCCGGCGACGAATGTCCGGCCGAATTGCGGGTCGCCGCGGTCGAGGTGGGGGCTCTGGAGAGCGCCGAGGAAGCGAAGGCTCGTACCGCGGCCGAGCGCAAGGGAGAAAAGGCTGCTCAGAAGCGTGTCGACATTCTCCTCGCCCTCGCGAAGGAGAAGAACGTCGCGATCGGCGATGATGCGACGGAAGAGCAGCTCGTCGAGGCTCTGGCCGCTGCCGGCGTCGAGATCCCGCAGGCCTGACGATGGCGCGCATCGCCGTCATCACGGCGCCTCAGCCGGTCATGAGTGCCGTGCAGGTGCGGGCTGGAATGCCCGCACTTGCCGGCGTCGATGAGGGGGTACTCGACGCCCTGATCGCCGCGGCGACGGAAGAGCTGGACGGCCCCACAGGATGGCTCGGCCGTTCGATCGGCCTGCAGACACTGGAGCTTCGCCTCGGTGCCTTCCCTTGCGGGCCGATCCGGCTGCCCCTGCCGCCGGTTATCGAGGTGGTTTCGATCACCTATACCGGGTCGGGCGGCAGCAACGTTGTGATGCCGACCACTGATTATGATCTCGTCGGCGATTGCATCGCGCCCAAATCCGGCTGGCCGGCCGGCTGCTATATCCGGGTCCGCTATAAGGCCGGCTATGATGAGACTCCGAGCCGGATCAAGGTCGCCGTGCAGCTGCGCGTCGGCGAGCTCAACGGGCAGATGGTGCATGACGGTCTCCTGAAAAAGGAAGTCGTCGAGGGCGTCGGCTCCTTCGAATACGATCTCGGCGGATCCTCGCAGCGCAGCGCGACCAGCCGCGCCGTCGAGGCCCTGCTGGCCGGCCTCAGGGTCTGGACGATCTGATGACGCCGGCTCAAGCTATCGCCGCCCTCGATCGGCAGCTCGCGCAGCATGGCGAGACCGTCACGCTGCAGCGCCTCGCCGGCGCTGCGGTTGCTCAGGAGGTGACGGTGCCTGCCTTCGTGCGCGGTTTCGCGCCGCAGGAGCTGGTGAACGGCATCACGCAGCAGGATTCCAAGCTGATCCTGAGCCCGACGGACCTCTCGGGCTGGTCGAGCGGCGGGGTCGATTCCCCTGTCCCGGTGAAGAACAACCGGATCGTCATCGCCGGTCGGGTGCGCGCGGTCGAGGCGGCGGCAGGCATCCGTCTGGGCGGCGTCCTCGTCCGGATCGAATGCACGGTGCGCGGCTGATGGCGCGGCTCGGGACGTTGTCTCAGGAGCTGGCCGTCATGCTGGACGAGACGCTCTCGCCGGCGTCCCGGTCGCGGATGGTCGCCGAAATCGCTCGCGACGCGATCTCCGAGGCGCAGGCGACGAACCGGGCGGCGCTCGGCCGCGATCCGGAGCAGAAGACCTTCGTGGATGGCCGGGTCGGGGCAGCGCTGGACAGCGTCAATCCCGACCGCGGCGTCATCCTGGCGGTGTTCGACGTCTCGACGGACCTGTTCGATTATGTCGGGCGCATGCTGGTGCAGCACTCGCCGCGGCTCACCGGCCGGTATCAGGATTCGCATGTGCTTTTCGCCGACGGTGTCGAGGTCGAGCGATACGATGCGGCTCGCCGCGCCGAGGAGTGGGTGTTCCTCAACGTCCAGCCCTATGCCCGCAAGATCGAGGCCGGCTCCTCGGACCAGGCGCCGGACGGCGTCTATGAGGCGGTGGCCGCGCTGGCTTCGCGACGCTTCGGCAATGTTGCCTCGGTTAAATTCAGCTGGCGCTCTCCCGTCGCGACGGCGACCCGGGCGCAGGAACGGGCGACGCGCGTCCCCGCCATCTCGATCAGGCTCTACTGACATGGCTTCTCTTGCGACGATTACCGCGATGCGCGCGCGCCTCGCGGGCTTTGCCACGCCCATCGAATGGCCGAACGAGAGCTTCACCCCGCCGGCCGATGGCAGTGCCTTCATCGCGGTCCAGTTCCCGATCGCCTCGGAGGAGCAGGCCTCCTTCGGCGCGCCCGAGTCGAACGTCTTCCGCGAGGAAGGCGCTGTCCGCTTCGTCATCTGCTCACCGCGCGGCGAGGGCGTCGACCCGGCCGCCGCCCTGGCCGACCAGCTGCGCGACCTGTTCCGGAACGCCCGTTTCGGCGGCGTGCGGACCTATGCCCCGACCTCGCCCGTCTTCGACGGCCGTGGGGATGACGGCAACTACCACCGCGCCTCGTTTGCGGTGCCCTACGAGCACGACATCTTCGCCTGACCCCACATCACAGGAGATTCCCATGCCTTTCGCTTCCGGCAGCGAGGTCCGCGTCGCCTATGTCCCCGAGGTGACCTGGGGGACTACCCCCGCGACACCATCCTTCACCGTCATCCGTGCCACGAGTGGTGGTCTGCGGACCAACAAGCAGACCGGCGCCAGCGATGAGCGGCAGGCTGACCGCAACGTCCGGGACGAGTTCCTGCTCGGCCTCGGCGCCGGCGGCTCCTTCGAGGCGGAGCTGACCTATGGCACGTTCGACGACTGGCTCGAGGCGGCGCTCTGCAGCACCTGGGCCTCGGACGTCCTGAAGAACGGCGTCACCCGCAAATCCTTCACGGTCGAGGAGACGCTCGAGCTCGGCGCAACCGACAGCTTCTCGCGCTTCACCGGCGCGCAGATCGGCGGCTTCTCGCTCGGCCTGACCGCGCGGGAGAAGGCCACGCTGAGCTGGGAGTGGCTGGCGAAGCAGGAGACGCTCGCCACCGCCATCGTCGCCGGCGCGACCTACGCCGCGCCGAACACGAACGACGTCATGACGGCGTCCCGCTCTGTCGCGGCGCTGACGCTGTCGGTCGGCTCCGCCAAGGTTCGCTCGCTGCAGCTGCAGGTCGCCAACAATCTGCGTGAACGCCCCGTGGTCGGCTCGGTCTATTCCGAGGAATTCGGCATCGGCCGCTTCGACGTCACCGGCACCATCGAAGCCTATTTCGAGTCGAACGCGCTCTATCAGGCGGTGCTGGACCATGGCTCCGGCGACCTGTCCTTCACCATCGGCGACGTCACCGCCGAGAAATACACCTTCGAGCTGCCGAAGATCCGCTTCGGCGACGGCTCACGCGTCGTCGGCGGCAACAACGACGATGTCATGGTGCAGATCCCGTTCCGGGGGCTCTACGACCCGACGGAGACCGCCAGCCTGAAGATCACGCGCGCCGTCGCCTGACGGGCGCGGCCTCGACCGGAGGCGCAGATGAAGACGATCGAAATCCTCTCGACCTTCGACGGATATCCGCAGGGCACGAAGCAGCGCTTCGTCGCCGGCGCGAAGCCGACCGTCGAGAGCGACTATGCCGACCTGCTGGTCGGAAAAGGCCTCGCCCGCGAGCTCGCGGACGAGGTGAAACCCGATGAACCGCCCGCCGCGTCCGGTAAGCCGGCCGGCCATAAGGAGCGCCGCAAGTGAAGATCAGCGAACTGAAGATCGATCCGGTCAAGCGCGAGGAAGGCGCCTGGATCGGCGACCTGCCGGAGATGGGCGGCGTGCGCCTGCATGTGCGCGGCATCGGCTGCGCCGAATTCCGCAAGCTGCAAGCCAAGCTGGTCGAGGCGCTGCCGCGTTCCAAGCGCATCGGCGGCCGGATCGCGCAGGAAGAGCAGGACCGGATCACCGGCGAGTGCCTGCATCGCACCATCCTGCTCGGCTGGGAGGGCTTCGAAAACGACGACGGCAGCCCGATCGAGTACTCGGCGGAGCAGGCCAAGGCGTTCATGACGGAACCGGCCTTCAGCAAGATCCGCGAGGCGGTAGTCACCGCTGCCAGCCTCGTCGCCGAGGGCGTGGCGGCGGATACGGAGGAGCTCGCGGGAAACTCGCCAGCGTCCTCGGTTGGCAGCTCGACTGGGGCGAACGCGAGCGCTGGCTAGAGGACCAGATCGACGAAGAGGCCGGCTATGTGCCGAAGGCGCTGCTAGGCCGGCCTGATCCTCTCCCGGGTGCCGAGATCTATCTCTCGGCGTTCTGGGACCTGTCCGGCGACAGGCCGCTCGGCGCCATGGGCGGCGCCGGGTCGATCCCCTTCCTCGCCCTCGATCGCTGGGCCATCCGCAACGGCTTTGATGAAGCGGCGGGGTTCGAGCGGCTGCGAATGGTGATCAAGAAGCTGGATGGCGTCTATCTGGGGCACATGGCGCGAAGAGCCAAGAACCCCAACAAGCGGGGCTATTGAGAAAACGGATTTACCTTCGCGCGTTCGGGGGCCGGGCAGTTGGGCTCGTCCACAAAACGCATTGTGACACTAAATTGACCATTATTTAGGTGGTATGCCGACGCGCGGACGCTGTCCTTTTGAAAGATTAAGCTGCCGGATAACTTGCCTATAGGGGGACCAAACGCGGATCTGAGGTTGTCTAGTATTTCTGCTTCCACTTGCAGCCGGTTAAACGATTTGTGGTCGACCCTTCCGTTCACTACGCAGATATGGCCAAATTTATTCAAAGAAGCAGAGTACAATATGAAGTGGCCGCTATCTTTCGGAACGGTCGGCATAATAATAGTGGTTTTGTCGGGGCTTAACTCATGTTTCAAAGTAGAATAATGAGTGCGCCTGGGTATCCCGAATAGATTTCCGCTTTCGCTGGCCTGCGCGCTGTTTAGAGCGCCCAGCGCAAATACAACTGCAATCGATCTTGTTCGCAGCATGATGACCCTCCCGCGCGCAACCTGCCGCGCGGGAGGGCTTCGTGCAACCCTGAGGAGCGCTCATGCGCGTTTCATCGCTCGTCCGCGACGTCACGATCCGGGCGAAGACCGAAGGCGTTCAGCAGGCCGCGGCTGCGACCGAGCAGCTCGGCCGTGCGGCCGACGCCACCGTCGTCAGCTCGGAGCGGCTGGAACGGCGCGCGCTCGATATCGGGCGCGCCTATGAGCGCCTGCAGCGCTCGCTCGACGCGGCCTATCGCGAAAGCCAGATGTTCGAGAGCGGACAGCGCGTGCTCGATCGCGCCCTGGCTGTCGGGCGGATCGAGGCGGCGGAGCATGTGCGCTCGATGGAGCTGCTCGCGGCGAAATACAGCCAGGCCGAGCAGGCGGCGCGAGATCTCGCTGCGGCTAATGACAATTTGACACGCCGTGCCGAGACCTTCCGCCGGAGCATCGACCCGATGGCTGCGGCGCAGGAACGGTTCAACGCAGCGATCCACGAGGCGGAGGACCTCTATACCGCCGGCGCCCTTTCGCTTGAGCATTACCGGCTCGGCGTGGCCAAGGCGACGGCGGAGATGAATGCAGCGGTTCAGGCGCGCCAGCGGCTCGACCAGTCGGGCATGCAGTCGGCGCAATCGGCTTTCAACAGCCAGCTCGGCGTGCGCTCGGATTTCAACACGGCATCCCGGGCAGCGGACGTGCAGGCCTATGGTGCGTCGCTCGATGCCTTGCGGGCCAAGTTCGTGCCGCTCGCCGCTGTCCAGCAGCAATATCGCTCGACGCTCCAGGAGATCGCTCTGGCCTCCCGCGCCGGTGCGATCAACGAGGCCGAACGGGCGGCGGCCCTGCAGCGGACCAAAGATGCCTTCGCTGCCACAGTGCTCGCCATGCGCCAGACGGCCGATACCGGCCAGGCGCTGACCCGCGCGACCGGGCTGGCGCGGCATGAGATGGTCAATCTCGGCCGGCAGGCGCAGGATGTGTTCGTCTCGCTCGCCTCGGGCCAGTCGCCGCTGACCGTGCTGATCCAGCAGGGCACGCAGATCGCCGACGTCTTCATGTCGTCGCAGGGCACGCTGCGCGGTTTCTTCGCGCAGATTGGCCAGGGCGCGCTGAACTTCGCCGGTCCGCTCGGCCTCGCGGCCACGGCCGCCATGGCGCTCTATTCGGCGTTGTCCCTGTTGGGCGAGCGGCGCGAGCTCGAAAACTCGCTATCTGGTATCGGCCGGGCGGCCGGTGTGACGGCCGGCGAGCTGAACCGGATTGCGGTTGATGCTGCACGGGCAGCTGAGATTACCGCCACGGCGGCCCGGAGCATGGCGGCGGAGTTCACGCGCACTGGCAAGATCGCACCCGATGTGACGACGCGGCTGATCACGATGTCGAAGGCTTATGCGCTGACGACGCAGCAGGATCTTCTGCCGGCCTCGAAAGAACTGGCCGGCCTTTTCGCCGGGGATCTGTCGCGGGCGGCCGAGCAGCTCAACCAGCGCTTCGGCGCTTTCGACGGCATCACCCTTTCGGCGATCCGCCGTCTCGAATCCATGGGCGAGCGCGGCCAGGCGCAGAAGCTGATCATCGACGCGATCGCGGCCAGCACGGCGAATGCCGAGCAGAAACAGTCCGCCTGGAACCGGGCGATTGACGAGTGGATCTCCAAGCCGTGGGATCGCCTGAAGCAAGGCGTCGGTAACCTCGTGGTAGGGCCGGATGAGGCCGAACAGAAGCTTCGGGAGCGTCTTGCCTTGCAGCGGCAGATTGCCGAAGTTGAGCAGAAAGAACCGGCGTTGAGGCCTCAGCTGTGGCTTGCAGAGGCGCGAGCCCGTCTTGCCGTGCTCGAGCGCGAGCTGAAGATCAGCGACGATATCGCCAAGGCTGAGAAAGAGCGTGTCGATCGCAACCTCGCCACGGCGCGCGGGCAGTCGCTTGTCGATGCCCAGCCGACGAACCGGAACCGCGAGCAGCTCAATGCCAATGTGAACAATCTTGAGCACTCGATCGCGGGGCTGAGGAAGAGCTATGCCGATCTTTCGGCCGACGCTGGCCGCAATTCCGAGGCGATAGCAAAGAACATCGAGACCCAGCGTGAGCAGGCGCTTCTGCGCGATCGTGCGATGGAGGCTCTTCGCGATATCAACCGGTTGCAACAGGGGCAGACGGTCGAGGAGTACCGCGCCATCGCTGCCCAGAAGCTGCGCGAGGAATTTGTCGGCCGCACAACGGTCGCCGAGCAGGCCCAGCTGGCGCACCGGCAGAAGCTGATCGACCTGTTCGGCACCGAGATGTCGAAGGAAGAGCGCCTGACGCAGGCGCGCCAGGCCGCCAACGATGTGATGATCCGCGGGCGCGAAGCCTCTGCGGCGATGACGAAGGCGAGCCAGGACGGCGCCGTTGCCGCCAATGCGGAGGCGGAGGCCTATCGTCGACAGGGCGTCGCTGCAGGCGAGTTGGAACGGCTGCGTCAGCAGGCAGCTCGCGAGGTGAGAGGCACCGAGTTCGACAATGACGAAGGTCGGCAGACCCGTCTGAACGAATTGCTGATGGAGTCGGCGTCCAAGGCCCGCGCCGAGATCGCCAAGGTTTCGGCCGAGATGCAGGGGCAGGTCGCGGTTGGCCAGCGCGTGGTCGACGTCGCTCGTCAGCGCCAGCTTTCGGAGGAGCAGATCGGCCGGCTGCAGCAGCAGGAGCTCGAGCGCCAGCAGCTGATCGTGCGGCTCCGTTCCGCAGGGGTCGGCGAAGCCGAGATCAATCGCGTGGTCGGTGAACAGGTCGCGCTGAAGGAGCGTGAACTGTCGATCGAGAAGGAGCGTGCCGCTCTCGGAATGATTGCGTCGCAGCGCGATTCGATCGCGCTGCTGCAGCTCGAGGTGTCCCTGCTGGGCCGCTCGACCGAAGAGCGCAATCGCGCCGTCGCCGCGCTGAAGGCCGAGCAGGCCTTGAAGCGCCAGGGCATCGATCCGTCCAGCAATCTCGGCCAGCAATATACCGACGGCGCCAAGGTCGAGGCCGGCCTCAACGCGACGAAGGAGCAGTTCGTCGATTTCGGGAAAGAGCTGACCACGATCGTCGGCGGCGCCTTCGACGATCTGTTCTCGAACGCCGACAAGGGTTTCAAGGGGGTCGCCGAGAACGCGTTGAAGAGCTTCTCGCGCCTCGGCACGCGTCTGATTGAAAACCAGATCCTGAAGCCGATCCTGTCCGGACAGGGCTTCAATTTCGGCAGCCTCACCGCGGCGAACGACAATTCACTGACGCCGTCGACCTTCTTCAAGGGGATCGAGAAGGCCTTCACCGATGGCTGGAAGTGGATCACCGGCAATACCGGCGCGGGTTCATCCTCGTCGACCGTCAGCGGCGCGCCGGCGGCCAGCGGCTCGACCTTCGGAGGTATCGCGGGTGTTGGCGTCGCCGGCCTCGCCGGCTTCGGTATGGGCCAGCAATCGCAGTCTCCATTGATGGGCGGTATCGGCGGTGCGCTCACTGGTCTCGTCGCCGGCGCAGCTCTCGGCACGACCTGGGGCGGCCCGGTCGGCGCTATCGTGGGCGCCCTGGCGGGAGTCGCCGGCGGCATCATGGGGCAGCAGCAAGCAGCCAAGCAGCGCCGGCAGCAGATGATTCAAGCTGCGATGGAATACCAGCAGAACTGGGAGCAGATTCAGCCGGACGTCATGCGGCAGCGCTCGATCTGGCGCGGCGAGACCGAGGGATCACTGACCGGCTCCTTCCGCGAGGCGCGTTCTAGCTTCACCAACGCGGCGAAGACGGCCCAGCTCGCGGGCGACAGCAACGCCGTCTTCGCGATGGAGCGCGACCTCGGCACCTATCTCGACAAGATGGCCGGGGAGTTCTGGCGCTCGTTTGGCGACACCCTGCGCTCGCTCGACGCTGGCTCCGGACCGAACGGCCCCTTCATGCAGGCACGCAGCCAGATCAAGCAGGTCGGTGAGGCGCTGAAGGGCTTCGTCACTGACACGCAGACCGTCGGCGCCAACGTGCTGATGGCCCGCAAGGCGAGCCAGGACTATGCGCTGAGCCTGATCACCGGCGAGACCAAACTGACCGCTGTCCAGACCGAGATGGAGCGCATTACTGGCACGGCGGCCGGCCTGCAGGATGTGCTGATGGATCTCGGCCTGTCGTCGGAGGTTGCCGCTGGGGCGATCCAGCAGGGCGTCGTGAAGGCCATGCAGAATCTGCGGCAGAGCTTCACCAACGATCTCGGTCGCAAGCTCAACGATGCACTCGGACGCAGCTATATCAACGAGGTCTCCGATCTCTTCGCCGAACGCTCGACGCTGCGTGCCGATGCCGGCCGGCTTGGCCTCCCAACCGACCAGGTCGAGCAGTATTTCGCGGCGGCTGCGCAGCAGATCGTCGACAATGCCCGGCTGACCGGAGACGCCTTCACCAGCCTCGTCGGGATGTTCCCGGAGCTCAACGGCCAGGTCCATGCCTTCACCGGTGCGCTCGGCAGCCTCGAGGACCGTCTCGCCGCGGCGGCGCAGCGGGCGCAGGGCTATGAGGACCGGCTCTTCGCCGCGACGAACGACAATTCCACACTCGAAGGCGCCCTGGCCGAGTTCAACCGGCGCGCGGCGCGCGAACGCCAGGAGGAGGTCACCGCCGGGGGCGAGCACATCCTGTTGCTCGAGCGCACGCTGGCGGCCGAGCGCGCCAAGATCGTGAAGGACTTCAACGATCAGATCGTCGAGCAGCAACGGGCCTCGATCGACTCGATCCAGCGCTATCTCGACGATTTGCGCGGCGGCTCCTCCTCGACGCTGTCGCCGACCGATCGGCTGCGCGAGGCTCAAGCCTCCTATCAGCGCGAGCTGGCGATGGCGCGCTCCGGCAATGCGGAATCGGCCAACGGCGTCACCCAGTATGCGCAGGCACTGCTCGAAGCGTCCCGTGCCTATTACGGTTCGGCTGGCGGCTATCAGGATGCCTTCCGCTCGGTGAACACGGACCTGATGGGCCTGCAGAGGCTCTTCGGCGGCGCCCCGACGCTGAGCGCCTCGGACATCCCGGCCGGCGCGGTGACGGCGCCCCCGGCCATGGCCGCCGCCGACACCCGCATTGTCGATGGCCTTGCCGCCCTGCGCAGCGAGAATGCGAGCCAGCGCGCCGAGATCGCGGCACTGCGCGCGGATCTCGCCCGTCTCGTCGCCGCCCTGATCGCGGCCGAGGGCGAGGGTGCCGACAAGGTCAAGGGCGCCGTCGACCGGCTGACCAACGAAACGCGGCTCGCGGCCAACCGGCCGGCCGCCTGAGGAAGCACCATGGCGAACTTGACGTCCTATGCCCGCAAGAAGCTCGGCGATCATCTCGTCGGCCATGCCGCCTGGACCATGCCGAGCCCGGTCTATCTGGCACTGTTCACGGCTGATCCCGGCCTGTCCGGCTCCTTCGCCGCCGAGGTTGCGGGCGGTGACTACGCCCGGGTCAATATCTCAGCGGCGCTGAGCGATGCCGATCCGACCTCGGGCCTGATCGTCAACAGCACGATCATCACCTTCCCGACGCCGTCGGCTTCCTGGGGCGTCGTCAGCCATGTCGGCCTCTGCGACGCCGCCGCCGCCGGCAATCTGCTCACCCGCCAGCCGCTCAGCGTGGCACGCCTGATTTCCTCGGGCGATCCGTTCATGCTGCTCGAAGGCCAGATCCAGTTTTCCTTCGCCTGATGCTGTGCGGATCATGCCTTGGCGAGTTCGCCATCACCGAGTTGCGACGCTATCCGCTGCTCAGCGAGGCTGTGATCGTGCTCGAAAGCGAGGTCGACGGCACCAACGATTTCTCCGAGATGATGGACGCCGGCGTGAAGGATTTCGTCATCGTGGCCGAGATTTCGGTCGCGCCTTATGGGGTGATCTCGTGATCGCGGCCGGCGTCATCGCCGGAAACCCGTTCGCCGACCTGCCGCTCGCCAACTTCACCTTCGGTGGCGCCAGCCTTTCCTCGCAGGTCAGCGAATCCTCGACCTTCCGGCTGTTCGCGGGCACCGCCGAGATGGCGACGCAGCCGGACGACGATCCGGCGAACGAGCCGGTCTGGGGCACGCTGCAGCAGGCGCTGCGCTTCGAACGCTCGCTGCTCTCCGGCGAGGCGTTCGGCGCGCTGACGGTCGGCTGGGGCGAGATGGTGCTGATCAACACCGACGGCGCCTATGACGCTTTCCTCGCCGGCTATGCGGTCGATGGGCGTGACCTCACCCTGAAGCTCGGCCGTGCCGGCTCCGCCTATCGCCGCTTCGAGACGGTGTTCCGGGGCACCATGGCGGGTTGGGATATTCAGGAAGACACGGTCGTCGTCTCGGTGCGCGATCGCGGCAACCTGCTCGAGGTGCCGGCGCAGGACGCCATCTATGCCGGGACGGGCGGCATCGAGGGCGGCGACGAGCTGAAGGGCAAGCGTCGACCGGCCGCGCTCGGCGAGCTCGTCAATGTCTCGCCGCCGCTGCTTGATCCGGCGCTGCTGATCTACGATCTCAATGACGGGCCGATCGATGCCGTGCTCGCCGTTCGAGACCGTGGCGCGGCTCTCACCGCCACCGTCGACCATAGCAGCTACAACTCCCTGACGCTCGCCACGGTGGCGCCGGGGGCCTATGCGACCTGCCTGACGGCCGGCAAGATCCGGCTTGGCGCGCAGCCGGCCGGCACCGTCACGGTCGATCTCAGTGGCGACAAGGCCGATGGCGTGTATGTGTCGAGCACTGCCCGGATCGTCGAGCGGCTGCTGCTCGCCCGCACCCGCCTGGTCGCGGACGATCTCGATGCCTACGCCTTCGCCGCGCTCGATGCGTTGCAGCCGGCGCCGGTAGGCTACTGGCTCGGCGCGGATGACGGCCAGAGCGTTGCCGACGTTGTCGGACGCCTCGTCGCCGGCATTGGCGGTTTCAGCGGCTTCGGTCGCGATGGCCGCTTCGGGGTCGGTCGCTTCGATCTGCCTGATGGCGTGCCGAGCGGTCGATATGGCCGCGAGGATCTGCTGGCGATCGACAGGCTGCGGCCTCCGGGGGCGCTGAACCCGCCGCCCTGGCGCTACCGCACGGCCTATGCCCGCAACTGGACCGTCCAGACGGATCTGGCCGGACTGGTCCCGGCGGCGACTGTCGCCCGTCTGGCGGCGCCGTGGTCGGTGGCGCAATGGGATGACCGGACGATTCTCGCCCGCCATCCGCTCGCGCAGGACGCGGCCGTGATCGAGAGCTTCTTCCATCACGAATCCGACGCCTTCGCCGAAGCCGAGCGGCGCCTCGATCTCTTCGGGCGGCCGAGCTCGCTGTATCGCTTCACCGCCCACGGCCGGCCGTTCCAGCACGAGGTTGGCGGCGTCGTGCATGTCACCTATCCGCGTTGGGACCTCGGCGCCGGCCGGCTCCTGCGCATCGTCGCCGTCTCGGAAGACTGCGACGCCAACACCGTCGAGATAACCGGGTTCGCCTGATGTCCTCAGCCCTCGCCTTTCGCAACCTGGCGGATGCCGGGAGCCTCAGCGCGTCCAGCGGTGCCGCGCGCATGCCGGTCTCGCTGCTGCAGAACGTCCATGTCGCCCGGAAGTGGCGTTCGCTGGACGGGGCTGCGCAGTTCGTGCTGTGCGACCTCGGCTCGCTGCAGACGCTCGACACGATCGGGCTCTTCGGGCTGGCGCTCGCGGCCGGGCATGTCGCCCGTGTCCGCGTCTCGGCGCTCGACAATACCGGGCTCGCCGGCGACCTCTTCGATTCCGGTCCGGTAACGGATGCGGTCGACCCGGCCTATGGCACGCAGGTCGCGCTGCTGCCGGCTCCGGTCGAGGGTCGCTTCAGCTCTTCGTTGGGCAGCGCCATGCGCCGCGCATCAACTTCTCCTTCGACTGGTCGCGCGCCTTCCTCGACAGGTCGCGGCGCACCACGGGTCGCGGCGGCCAGATCTTCGTCGACCGGGATGTGCGCTACCGCACCCTGACGGTGTCGTTCGGCGCGCTGCGGGCGAGCGAGCGTCTGTCCTGGCTTGAGGAGATGGACCGCGAGAACGGTGCCTCGCGCGACCTGCTGCTGATCACCGATCTCGACAGCGCCAATCTCGGCCGGGATTCGCTCTGGGGCCTTGTCGACGAGGTGAGCCCGGTCCTGCAGCCGATGGGCTGGCTCGACGGCGAGCCGATCTATTCCAAGTCTCTCACGCTGACGGAGCGCCTCTGATGGCCTTCTCGACCACGACAGGAACCGGCTCGATGGCGCTCGCCGGCGCAGTGTCCGGCTGCCGGACCTTCGCACAGGCCATGCTGGTGAACGATACCTGCTGGTACTGTATCGAGATGGGCTCGAGCTGGGAGGTCGGTATCGGCACGCTGACCGCCAGCACCACGCTGGCGCGCACCACCGTGCTCTCCAACTCGCTCGGCTCGACCGCCAAGATCAATTTCGGGGCTGGGACGAAGAGCGTCTACATCACGATTCCGTCGGCCGTCTTCAGCGACGCGCCGCTGCCGATCGGTCTCACGGCCGGCGACTTCGATGCTGTCCGCCGCGACTATGCCGACGCCAGATACCGGAGGGCCGGCCAGGCGCTCGACATGCCTCACGTCGCCGCGCCGGCGGCGCCTTCCGCGGGCACCAGTCGCTTCTATGCCGACGCAGACGGCATCCTGCGCAAGCTGATTTCGACCGGAGAAGACTATCCGGTCTCGGGTTATCGCCTTGCCGATGGCACCGCGGCTGGGGTCGCGACGCTGGACATCGCCATCCCCAGCGGCTTCCGCGAGGTTGAGATCTACCTGCACCACATGCAGCCGGTGACGGCGGGCGAAATCATGCAGATGCGCCTCGGCGCCAGCACAGCAGCCTATTATTCCGGGGCGACCGACTATCGCTATGCCCATCACAACGTCGATTCCGCCGGCGCCGATACTGCGGTCGCGTCCNCTCGGCGCCAGCACAGCAGCCTATTATTCCGGGGCGACCGACTATCGCTATGCCCATCACAACGTCGATTCCGCCGGCGCCGATACTGCGGTCGCGTCCACGGGCGCTTCCGCGCTGCCGGTCATCCCGGTCGGTCAGCTCAAATCGGGCTCCAACGCTTCGGCCCGCATCCTGCTACGGGCGACTGACGTGCTGAACTACAGCCACCTCCTCGAAGTCTACGGGCTCTGCGCCAACAACACCGGTGGCGCGCTGAACGTCATGCGTGGCGGCTCGCGGCTGATGGCCGCTGGTGCCTCCGCCTCGCGGATCGGGGCCGCCCGCTTCTTCTACGGGGCCGGGAATATCGAGCAGGTCCGCTACGAAATGTACGGGAGAATGTGATGCTGCGCGCCGTTGTTGAACTCCGTCAGGTCCAGNCGCTTCTTCTACGGGGCCGGGAATATCGAGCAGGTCCGCTACGAAATGTACGGGAGAATGTGATGCTGCGCGCCGTTGTTGAACTCCGTCAGGTCCAGATTGGCGAAGGCGAGGAAGCCTCGGCCAGGTTCATCACCGAAACCGTGATCGTTGATATGACGCCGGACGAGCAGGCCGAGCACCTGGCTTCTCTCGCCGATTTGCCCGGCCCGGCTGTGCCCGCGATCTCCGATCGCCAGTTCGCGCAGCAGCTCGCCGTGCTCGGCGTGATCAGCGAGGCCGAGGCGCTGGCCTGGGCCGCGCGCGGCGATCTGCCGGCAGCGCTGGAATCCGCAATCGGCCAGCTGCCCGACGGCGAGCGCTTCGCCGCTCGCATGCTGCTCTCCTCGGCAACGATCTACGAGTTCGGCCATCCGCTGGGGCCGCAGCTCGGCGCTCTGCTCGGCTTCGACGAGCCGGCCCGGCGAGAGCTCTGGATGGCTGCCGCGCTGCTCTGACCTCGGGAGCTAGCGTCGCTCCTGTATGGCTGGTGTCGGCCAGGTTTTCACCGTGGCGATTGCTGCCGGATAATCGTCGGGATCGTTGAAGTAGTAGAGGATGTGCGACGGTCGGTAGGCACCGCTCAGCAGGGCCTTTTCGACCTTCTCGCGGAAGCCAGGCGGATCGTTGCGCTGCGAAAGCACAAGAAGATCCTCGGGGTCGACATTCTTCCCGGATGCGAGGTCGTCGAAGCTGATCTTGGCTACGATGCCTACGGTGGGATCGACCAGCAATGGCGTGGTTGGGTGGTTGGCGACGATCTGTGCGTGGTTTCCAACTAGGCCGCCTTCCCACCCGACCATGTCGACGTCGAGTTTGGCGTCGGGCCGCAGGAGCCGAAACAGCCTGATCGCGAGCAGGACATAGTTGTCGCAGTCGAGGTGCTTCTCGCTCAATAGATCGGGAAGGCGGAAGGCCATCGAGTTCCCGTATGGGCGATAGTTGTGGGCAGCGATCACGGCCCAGACCAGCGCGCGCTGATCATCGTCCAGCGCGCGAAAGAAGTCCTCGTCTCTCGCGGCCAGCAGATACGAGCACCGGTCAAACGCGGACCTGAAATACGTCGCATCGCTGGCTGTCGCCGAAACCGCCGACCGCACAGAGCGATCAGAACAGTCCAAAGAGAGTGCAGGCGTCGCGCCGAGCAACGCGCAGATGAGCCCAAGCCATAACCGCATGGCCGTAGAGCTACGCCGGCTTTCATCCGAGGACAATCGAAATTCCCACCGCCGCCTTCGGGCGGCTTTTTCATGTCTGGAGACAGCAATGTCCTACCTGTCGAGTTCCACCCATGCGGCCGTGATCGCCGATGCCGCCGGCACTGTCCCGGGGCTATATTCTTCGATCCGCTCCATCTTCATCAACGATCTTCCCGCCGCGCTGCAGACGTTGCCGGAGGATAATCTCAAGCTCGCCTTCGCCACCATCTTGGCCTTCGATCTGAAGCCCTATGGCAATGGCGGCGGCCTCGATCTCGCTAGCAATCTCGCTGCGGCCGACATTAATTGCGACAATTACTGCATCCTGGCCCGCGAGCTCTATAAGCTGATGAACCCGACGCCGGGCGTCGAGCCGAAGATCATCGGCTGGAACGGCGGGGCGGTGGGCAATCATGCCCAGCTGTTCATGACGGCTGACGGCGTCCACCTGATGGCCGACCCGACCATCGGCTATCTGGTGAAGGGGCAGACGCTGAACGGGCTGACGAGGGGGCTCGGCGGCCTTCCGGCCAATGCCAAGTCGTTCTTCTCGTTCAACTCCGGGCGGACGAATATCGCCGCGTTGAACGCGAATGTGCAGAGCGCTGTGTCGACCGGCGGCTATTACGCCAGCCATCTCCTCTACTACTTCCCGACGATCGACGACTACGTGGCGGCACCCGGTTCCGCCGCATGGGCCACGCCGCAGAGCTGGAGCATCTAGCGCTCCTCACATCGCCAAGCCGTTTCGCCCGCCTCTGGCGGGATTTTCTTTGCCCGGAGCCTCCATGGAACCCGTCCCCAACTGGCGGCGCGTGCTGCGCTATGCCTGGTCGATCAAACTCATCGTCCTTGGCGGCGTCCTCTCGGGAGCCGAGGTCGCTTTGCCGCTCATCCGTGAAGTGGTCGACGTACCGCGCGGCTGGTTTGCCGCCGCCTCCCTTATCGTCACGGCCGGCGCCTTCATCGCTCGGCTCGTCGCCCAGAAATCCATCTCGGGAGGCGACGATGGCGAGTAAGCGAGCCAAGGCAGCGCTGGCGTCCGGTCTCGGCCTCGTCGCGCTAACAGCAACCTATCTGACGACGCCATGGGAAGGGACCAAGAACCTCGCCTACTGGGACAGCCTCGGGAGGGTCTGGACCGTCTGCACAGGCGAAACGAAAGGCGTGCAGAAGGGCGACCGCTACACCGACGAGCAATGCGCGGCGATGCTCTACGAGACGTTGGAGAAGGACTACAGGCGCCCGCTCCAGAAGTGCATCAAGGGCTATGACAAGCTGCCGATCAGCCTTCAGGCGTCCTTGCTCGACGCGGCCTACAATGTCGGCACCGGGGCTATATGCAAATCGACCGCGGCCCGCCGCGCCGAGGCCGGCAGCTACACCTCCGCGTGCCATGCCGTGACCTGGTTCAACAAGTCCGGCGGCAAGACCATTCGCGGCCTCGTCCTGCGCCGTGAGAATGGCGACGCCAGCCGCATTGGCGAGCTCGAACTCTGCCTGGCAGGCCTGTGATGCCGCTCCTCTCGCTCCTCCCCATCAAGGCCTGGATCGGCCTTGGCATCCTCCTCCTCGCCCTCGGCGCGTACTGGAAGATCTCCAGCGACGCAGAGCAGCGAGGCGCAACCACTATCGTCACGGAAATCCAGAAGGGGCAGACGGATGCACAGGACCGCGCTGAAACTGAGCGCCGCCGGCTTGATAGCGGCGATGACAGCCGCGTGCGCCAGTTCGACCGCGATTAAGGTCGAGGGCTGCACCATCTTCGCGCCGATCTATGGCTCGAAGAAAGACACCGACGACACGAAACGACAAGTCGATGCCCATAACGCAAAGGGCATCGGCGCTTGCGGATGGGCGCCATGAGCATGAAGGTCAACGACGACGGAAAGTTCTTCGGGCGCGTGGTGGCGGCCTTTGCGGGCGCGTTGCCGGTCCTGCTGGTCGGTAGCGTCGTCTGGTGGGCCGATGCCCGCACCGCTGACCAGAAAGCGGCGGAATCAATCGTTCGCATCGAAAAGCGGATGGACACCGTCGAGGCTGAAGCAAAGGAAGCCCGCATGTCGGCCGCTGCTGACCGCCAGAAGACGGCGGAACTGGCCGGGGATGTCCGCAACGTGTTGCGCTCTACGGCTCGAATTGAAGCGCTATTGGACCGCATGATGATGGTCCAACCACCAACGCCATCACGGCCCTAGGCCGCTTTTCATCTGGCCGGCGCAACCCGGCCTGCCCTGCTTGAGCGATTCCTCCCTCATCTCGGGCCGTCGTTCCTTCGGGAGCGGCGGCCTTTTTTTTCGGAACCACGACGCGGGATTAATCGGAACGATTGTCTTAATGCGACCGTGCTGACGCCGGGAAGCGACCGTGGTACTGACGGCACGGAAGTGGCCGGAATTTGTGTCAACGGGAAAGCTGCTGTGAATTCCAACTATGAGATTTTGGCGCAGTACGTTCAGGACAACGTTAATTCGCTGGAGAGCGCAGCCAAGGTTATTAATGCATGGATATGGAGCTCTTTGTTGCCGGGCGGCTATGGGCCTGAGCCGACAGACGCTCAAAGTGCTGCTGATCCTCAGAACGGAAGCAGTTGCGGTTGGCGCCACATCTTATTGGTAGATTTATTTGAAAGCGTTGGCGTACCGACGAGAACGGTCAATTTCTATAACGTGCCGTTCCAAGGTAACCACACGACAACTGAATTATTTATTGATGGAAAGTGGATGTGGTTCGATCCCACTTTCGGGACCTATTTTGAGCCAAAAGGGGGCGGCGAACCGTTATCAGTTGAGGAGGCCCGCGCTCAATGGCCGGATCTCGATGTGAAAAAGTCAATTCTGCCTGGCTGGCAGGGATCATTTGTTGACTTGGATACGATCCATCCGGGCTTTGCTTATAACAATTATGAGAACCCGTTTTTCTATCAGTCAAAAGAGTTCTTCGGCATTGAAAATATCGCAATCAGTGGCGAGATAAATAGTTTGTATTTTGGGCCGGAGGCCGCTTACTGGTTTGGTGGCCCGACCACACCGGTTCCCGGGAGCGGGGCGAGCTGGATCTCGGTCTCCGACACCGCTGATGCCTATGCATGGATGCGCTACGTTAATACCTACGATGCTGAGGGTCGTCTCGATTTTCGCTGGTTTGAGTATGATCTAGATAGCCCTAGGACGTATGCACACTTCGTCGACTACGACCAAGACAATCGGTATGACTGGTCAGTAAAAACAACCTTTGTCGGAAAGCTCCGAAACGGGGTTCTGGACTACTGTGAGATAAAGTATGATAACGGTTCGAAGGATGTGATTGAGTACGACTCATATCCAAATATATATAATTGGACTGAAAAGACTACTTCATTTACAGCATCTGGGCTTCTCGATAGGCAGATTGGAAGTTATGATAACGGCCAGTCGTGGCTAATCGAATACGACGATCTATCGCGCTATAATTGGTTATCTTATCGTGACGCGTATGATGCTACCGGCGAGATTTTGCAGACGGTTTTTCAGAACGACGATGGCAGTCAGCGCTCCATAAACTGGGCACAGTCCAAAATTACAGGAACGGACAGCAGCGAGACGTTGCAGGGCACAGCTGGCGACGACTGGTTGGTGGGAGGCGATGGCGACGATGTGCTTATCGGTGGCGCTGGTCGCGATCGGCTAGAAGGCGGTATGGGCAACGATGTCTATTACACCGATGAACTGGCAGAATTTATCATTGAGAAGCCGGACTCTGGCCTGGATACGGTCCGCTCTGCTGGCAACCACGTTCTCGGAGCCAATGTTGAAAATCTAGTGATGCTTAGCGGAATCTACGGAACCGGCAATGAGCTGGACAATCGAATCAACGGCAATGCTGAGAATAATGTCTTAAGTGGAGAGGCAGGGAACGACACGTTACTTGGCCTGTCCGGAAATGATGTAATTGTCGGTGGAGAGGGGAACGATATCATAGAAGGAGGCGCTGGCGCGGATACGCTGTCAGGTAACTATGGCTCAGATCTATTCATCTTTCGGAACATTTCAGATCTGTCCATTCGTACGTCCACGACCGACCTGGTGCGCGACTTTTCGTATGCTAGCGGCGATCGAATCAGCCTCAATTTCATTGACGCGAATGATGGGTTGGCGGGTGATCAGGCCTTCAAATTTGTTGGCACTCAAGCATTCAATGGCCCCGGCGAAGTGCGATACACTCAGTTCGGAGGTGAAACGTGCCTCCTACTTAACACGGACTCCGACGCCGATTACGAGGGGATCATTCGCCTAAGCGGGTTGGTCAATCCAGAAGCTTCTTGGTTCATTCTCTAGAACTGACGGGTTTTGCATCGGACTTAGCCCCGTCAGCTCCGGCTCGCGGGGCTTTTTTGTTGTCTTGCGTATTCAACCCAAACTGCGTCTGGCGAGATGAGCGATGGCCGCTTGCCGGGTTGGCTCATCCAGATCCAGAAGCCGCGCTCTATCAGAGCGGCGGCTTCTTCGAGGGTTTCCACATAGACCGCATTCGCCGTGACGTGCTGACGGTTGCCATGCTTCGGATCGGCCAACCGGAAGCCGCGCTTCGTCTGGTGAGGGTGCTCTGGACCGCCCGGTCGCGGCCTGACCCGCTCGATCCAGAGAACGCTACGGATCATGGTTTGGCCTTCAACATCGCGTAGCGATCGATCTCCGCGCGGAGTTGGGCCACAGCGGCATCCCCGCGAAATGCCTTCATGCCCTTCAACCCGTCCTTCACACCGTCGAGGGCGTCATTGCGCTGGCCGAGCGGCAGGCCGGCGAGGAACCGCACCTCGCATTCGATCTTCCACTCTTCCGACCAGGTGGAAACCTCCCGGCCGGCGAGGATTGAATAGACGTGCGGCGGGCTATCGGGCGGGAACGGCATCTGCGAATCTCTAATGTGGCCGCTACCAATACCCCTTTCGAGCGCGACTGGCGTCCCGGCGCTTGCCGCGGCCGCGATGCCATATCGCGCCGGCGCGATCGCGGGAGTCGAAATCCTCGCCCTTGATTGCTTCGCGAAATTGCTCTGCCTGGCCCCGATCGCCGAAGCAGAAGATCTCATAACTCCTCACGCCGTCGCTTACGCCGAAGCGAATCCTGCAGAGGCTGGATAGAGGCCCTGACGGATTCACATAACCCATGGTCCGGCCTTCAAAGAGCGGCACCGCGATCTGATGCGGATAGTCACGATTGATCTGCGTGTCGGTGGGTTGACCCCTTGCCCTCATCGCGGCCTCAAAGCGCTCTGATCTGCTCCTCGAATTCCTCTGGGATCTCGCCGAAGCGCCCGATCACCTCGATGCTCGACGGCTCGCCGGTTTCATCGTCGGCGAGGATGCGAAGAACCGCGGCGCCGGGCCTGCTGGAGGCAATGCGGCGGCCGTCGATGAGCGCCTGGCCACTGCTCTTCGCTGACGACTTTGGCGACGGCGTGAGCTTCTTGCGGTGGATGTGGAAGGGCTGGATGACGAAGGTCTCGATCTCGGCCATGGTCTTGACTCCTGCGGGCTGTCTGTTCTCTTAATGTTCTCATATCAGAGGACTGGAACGATGTCAGCCCAGCCAGCCGAACAGCAGGTCGAGGATTCGACGCTCGACGCCGAAATCTCATCGCTGATCGAAGATTTGCTCGATGAGCATCAGGGGTTCGAGCGGGCGGCCTTTCAGGCGCTGGCGCAGAGCTATCTTATGCTTTTGGCTGAGAGCGAGCGGCTGGCCAGCGATGCCGACCGTTCCTACTCGCGCGGCTTTCTGCGTGGCCTGTTTTCAGAGGGGGCTCGGCCCGTCCGCGAAAAGGAATCGTGAGCGAGCTGCCGGGGCTGCACACGACGCTGGAATTCTATCGCTGGATCATCGTGCGCTTCCGGTGCGCGAAGTGCCGGCGCCACGGCGACGCGCGCCTGGCGAGGCTGGCTGAGAAGTTCGGTGCGACCGAGACGATCGAGTCCTTGCTGACGCGCTTTCATGCGACCTGCCCGAACCGTCCGCGCTCGAAAGGAGGGCGCCTGGTGGCCGATCCGCAGTTCGCCTGTGGTGGCTATTGCCCGGACCTGAAGGCTAACCCGCCACCGGACCTCCCGCCCTCGATGCGAGGCCTCACCTTGATCGATGGCGGCAAGGCAGACATGCTCCCGGCCGAGACGGCGCCGGGGGAGCGGCGCCGGCGTGTCGGCGGCGAGGAGTAG